TGTCAGCTCGGTGACGATGAGGAATTCGCCGTCGGTGGTCATGAAGTAGCCATCGACCCAGACAACATCCAGAACCAGGCCGAGGTCTGGATCTGTCACTTGCGTGAGTGCGCTGTTCCAATAGTACAAGCGGCCACCGGATGCAATGGCTAAGCGATCAAAGCTATAGTCGAACGTCACTTCTGTGTTGACTGGCCCACCGACGTCGCCAAGAACGGTAACAGCGCCGTTGCTGGCCACGGACACCAGCTTGGTGCCCATGACTCGGTAGCAGATGCCATTCCAGTTGATTCCACCGCGGTCTGTGCCTGGGCCTGTGCCGTTGGCAACGATGCCATCACCAGGGCGCAGGAAGCCGTTGCTGATGCCTGACTGCTTTGGAACTGGCACCATGTTGACAGGGTAGGCCGTGCGCAGTTCTGGGGTGGCGTCGGCATAGATGCCGTTGAGAATTGGGATTTGCATGGCTTACCATTTGACCTTGTTGGCTTAGGCGACGCGATACCAGCTGTTGGCGGCCTGGTAGAAGCGCATGGTGAAGAATGCGTTGGCGGCCAGGGTGGTGGGTGCGCCGAATGCTGCTGCTGCGCCGTTCACCGCCAGCGTGAAGCTGGTGATGATCTGGGTGGTGGTGACCAGCACCTGAGTGCCGTCTGGCACGCCAGTGTTCAGGGGCAGCGTGATTGTGCCAGCGGCCAAAGTGCCAACAGGCTGAATGACCATCCACTGCTGCTCGCTGGTGGGCGTGGGCACTGTGATGTTGAAGCCGGTGCCAGGGGTGTAGAGGTTCGTGGCCACGGTGGGGGCTGCGAATGTCTGCTGGAAGTATTGCAAGAGCTGGCTGATTGAGACCTTGCGTGCGTCGCCGTTGTTGGAAACGTAGACCGGCAGTAGGTCGCCGCCAGAGACTTGGCTGATGCCAGATAGTTGGTTGATGGTGGGCATGTTGGTTCCTCAGTTGAATTCGATGGGGCCATCTTGACCGGCCAGGACTGGATCGATGGGCGGACGGATGAAGGGGTTGTCGTAGACGCGCCAAGGCTTGTTGCCTGCGCCTGCTGGCATGGTGCTGGGCAGTTGTTGCTGCACTGGCATGGCTGCGCGTGACAGGAGCGTGTTGTACGACTCTTTGGCCGTGGCCTTGGTATCTGGCATCACCTGCTTGCCGTAGCTCGGAGCCAGCTTGATGGCCAGATTGGTGTAGATGGCCTCGTTGGAGCTGTCGGGAACGTTGGTCTGCTCGTCCAGGTCACTGTCTTGCGGACTGGACGGCAAAGGATATCCAAGACGGATTCCCAATGCATTCCATGCTGCAATCATGGTGTCCAAGCGACGCAGCGCAGATTGCAATTGTTCTGGCGTCAAGTCAAAAACATAGGATGCAAGGCCAATTTCATCAAATGCCTGCTCAATAAATTGGCGCTTAGTCCATCCCATGTTTTCTCCTTATTTGATTATTAATATATTAATTAACATTAATAATGTCTTGCAACAGAAACCAATCGGTTTCATATGCATCGGCATAGCTTTTTAGGCACGCATCCAGCGCCGCGCCCGTCTTCATTGAAAAGAGCAATTGCTCAAACACTAACTCGGCAAAAAGGACCCGCACTATAAAGTACGGGTCTTGCCTGCTCAATATTTCATAAGCGGCCATCACATCTCCTTAAACGGTGCGAGACAGTTTGACTTTGACTTGGCCCGCAGCAACTGCCGTAGTGTCCGAGTCGGCAACAGCACCCGTGATGGCGATACCAAGACCCAGCGGGAATCGATAGCCGTTGAACCCGGGGGAGATATTTACTGCTCCTGGAACACCGGCCACTGCTGCGGGAACCGGAATAACCATTTCTGGCACATCCGTACCAACGGTCGGCGCTGTGGCTTTGTTGTACAGCTTCACAAACGCGGCAGTTGCGCCGATGTTGGTTGCATAAAGAGCTTGCAAGCCGCTGGTACCCGTGAGAATCAAGGCTCCGTTGGTTGATGCCAAGCTGTTTACAAAGTACGGAGTTGCTGGTGCGAGTGGTGTACCGGCAGTGGTAACGGCCGTGACCGTAGTAACCGTATTGAGAACACCTGACGCTACGGCAATACTGCCCCCTGTAACCTGCACTGGCACAGACCCTTGCACGTCGTTAGTGGGTCGGGTCAGCAACTCAACACGTTCGCGCTCGTAGTCAAAAATACGCACATAGCTAATGCGCAACTCAGTGCGCTTAATCAACCCGCCACCACAATCCGTCACTGCAAAATCAGCCGGAAGCGTCATGCTATTCGCGTAGGGCAGGACCAAAGTTAGTGCTGTGGTAGCTGCGTTTGCAACCTTCCAAGCCCCGTCGATACCCAGTGTTGCCCCATCCACATTATTGCGGCATCCGACCAGTTCCAACGTATCGCCGGAGATGATCGCGGGGGCCGTCCAAGTGGTGTTTCCTGTCAATACCAGTTGCCGGGTTCCGTCAGCCAGCGTAGAAAGTACCGCAGCATTGGCCGCTTGGCCGACAGCACCCAAAGCGGACATTAGATTGCCACCGTTAACGCGCGCCACGTATCCGCCATAACTGGTCACGGTAGACGCCGTACCAATCACAATTGTGAAAGATGTCGGGCTGACGATAGATGCAACAGCAGTTGCAGTAACCAAATTAGGGAATGCTGTGGCGGCTTGGTCCCGAATACCATATACAACAACGGGGTCCGCCAAGGCCAATCCGTGATCCCGATCCGTGGTTATCGTCGCCGTTGTTGTGCCGGTTTTGACTGCTGAAACGATCTGTGCATTAGGCACCGTCAGAGAGTCGTTGTTGGTCGCCCGAAAACGCAGGCGATACGTCTTGCTTGGCGCTGGTACCACGCTCGTACGCGACAGTCGGTTGTTCGTGCCCGTAATTGCATCAACCCCGACATCAGACCACTGTAGGCGATCAGCCTGTAGGGTCAGCTTGTACTCAGTACTCGGTCCGAATGCGTATGTATATGCGGACGCCACTAGCTGAACTGAGGCTGAGGTTCCAACGGTCAGAGAGTGATTCCCTGCGACTGTGGCCGAAGGGTATGCATCTCCGGATTCTGATCTGCTGTACGCACTTGCTTGAGTAGCCGTGGGCTGTTCAAAAATCAGGGACGTGCCATCTTCAGCCTGCCCAAGGCGGGCACGGATGAAAACCATACCCTTATCACCCACAGGATTCGTAATAGTCTGCGAAACAATAGTTCCGGCTGGCCCCGCTGTGCAGGTGAATTGGGTAGGGCTAGGGATAGTCGCTACCACAAGAGCCGGATAGTTTGCCAGTGGGCTAGAGCAGCCCGCAATGCCAATGGACCTTCCAACACTCAAACCGTGCGGGAGCACCGTATCCACCGTCAGTATGGTAGTAGCTTGACTAATGCTGGAAATGTCAAGGTCTGGCGTATCCGCCAACATGGCCCCGGTAGAGATAATCTCCGAAGCAAACTCTTGCCCTAGGGTGCGCTGCGACATGGACATGCCCACCGAAAGCTCTACGGGCATTGGGGATGTGATTAGGCTTGTGATTGCGGTCTCAGTCCCTGCGTAAAGCGGCGACTTACTAATGACCAAGTACGATGCAGCGGCAGCGTTGCCGTCCACATACACCATGTCACCCGTAGCCTTTGTCTCTTGCCAGTTAGTACCTGGCACATATGCTTCAAAAGCTTCACGGAACTTTGTTTTGATGTTGCTTGTGACTGCGCTGACAACTTCGGCATAAGTGCCGTCGTTCATATCTTTGTTGCGTCGAGTTACGTCGTTGTAACTCTTAATGATATCTGCCATGATTACCCCCTGAAAAAAATGGCACTATGAAAAACTGCTGCTTAACTTAACTTCATTGCCTCATTAATCTTCTCAATGAGTTTTGCGTCGCTCCAGCGACGATCTATCTTCAGGCCGATATTATCAGCTTGTTGCAGCATCTCTTCACGAGTTGGAGCAGAATTAGAAACTTCTTTCGGAGAGTCAAGGACTTCTTTTGGCTCATTGAACTCAATGACCGCCTCGACAAGTGTCTTACTCCAGCCGTCTTGCACGGCAGATTGCAGTTGAGATTCATCATTAACGCCAATTGATTCATAAGTGGTGCCATTCGGGCCAAAATGAGCGCCTGGGCATCGATAAACAAGAACAGGGAGCTCCATCACTTACCTTTCTTTACCGTCTTTGCAGCGGCTTTAAAAGCCTTGGCAGTCGGCGCACCCGCCGAGCCGGGCTTGCGCATACGTTCTTTAGATCCAGCCTCAATGCGCTCACGCTTTGCATGAATGCTCGCATATAAGCCAGGGCTTCCGGGTTTCTTCATTTCTTTAAACCCTTATTTGGCTTGCCTGCTTTCATCGCAGCACTGCGAGCCGTAGATAGTGCAATCGCAACAGCTTGTTTCTGTGGTTTGCCTGCCTTCATCTCTTTTGAGACGTTGGAGCTAATACTTTTCTGGCTGTAACCTTTTTTAATCGGCATTTCGTTTGCTCCATTAAAAAGCCCGAGGATTGCTCCCCGAGCTAGGTTTACAGCTTAGGCGATACGATACACAACAAAGGTGCTAGCCGCAGTTTTGCGCAGGCGGAAACGCGCGGTAGAACCAGCGGTTGCAGCAGTTGCAGCAGAGCCCACGATGGTAACGCCAGTGTTAACGGTAACCGTCAGAGCAAACGCGGCCAATGTGACGACAGAGAAATCAATACTGTCGTTAACCATGAACTCCGACACGAGATCCAAAGCGGAGCCGGTGGGGAGCTGCACGTTACGGCTGGCGGTTGGCGTAGCGGTCACGATACCACCAAGCAACGATGCGGCACTGAAGGCCATTGAGCCACCGTCAACGATGTTGGTCGGTGCCTCTTGGACCTGTGCGTTAAGGCGGCCCTGTTGAACCTGTGGAGAGGTGCCGCTCTCATAAAAAACGGGCTGGCTGCCGGTGGACTCAACAACGATAACGGCCCCGGTGGAATATGGACCAAAAACAGTTTGACCAGCTCGAACCGTACCGATCAGAGTGGTTTGGTCCGGATAGTTTGGGAAGCCAATCGTCTGTGACACTTGGGCCTCGCCTTGGGTGAACACGGCAATAGCATCATTGGCGGGAATGGTAGCGGTAGCTTTTCCGTTTACTGCGATAACGTTAGACATGATTTTCCTTTGTAAATTTAGAGAAGGCCGGAGTTACCCGGCCAGTATTTCTTAGGTCTGCGAGAACAAGATAATGCCCGACATTTCAGGCTGCTTGTTCACCACGCCGAACAGGGTATCGAGACGATACTTGGTCTTCATAGTGTTGATGTCGTATTGCTTTTGCATGACCAGTTCGATACCTTGGTCAGTAGAAGCACGCATCACAGCAGCGCCAGCATCGCTAGGAACAGCGTAGCGACCAGGAAGGATTTCCAGAGAGTCACGCTGCCAGAACGGGTTCACGGAGGCCGAAACAGTGTTCAAGAACACGATTGCAGCATTAGAAGCCGGGGTGTTTGCAACGCAGTTTTTATACTGGACTTCAGCATCAGTACCGCCTTGGGCAGTAATCAGCGGGGGGCTGATGACCATGGTCGTGGCATTCACTACGCTGATGACCCGGAAGGTCTTCAGTTGGCCAGTGTCGCCTTTGGTGATGTGATGCACGGCGTTGATGTTAGCAACAGTAAACGCATCGCCAGCGGCCACGTTGGCGGTGCTAGAAATGGTGACCGTTTGGAAACGGTTGTCAACGTTTGCGGTTTCGCCAGTCGTTGCTACTGCGGTCGCGCGGGGCACGTAGTAGTTAAGAGCCGAGGCGCGGGTGTCGATGGTCAAGCCAGCACCACCACCAGCAGCAGCCTTGCGGTTGGCGTAGTCAAACTTGTAGGTGGAGAAGGAGGCCATCTCACCAACAAATGCCTTGCGCAAAGCCTTATCGCTGATCTCGTTGCCGAAAGAGCGGGAAGCCTTCGAAAGATCATTGGCCATGCCGTTGTAGTCACGGGTGGACAGGGCCAGGAAACGATCATAAAAAGGGACGCCTTGCTCGTTCATGATGGCCTCGCACTGGGCGACATCATCAAAGCCAGAAGCGGCCGAGGTGCGCTTAACAACCAGCGTACCTTGGTTCGCTGCCACATTCATGATGGCCTCGTTGATATCACTGGCCAGCTTTTGCTTGGCAGCGTTACCAAGGCGGTTCTCTTGCAGCGCATCACGCAGTTCTGAGGCATTCATGACCCAAGGCACAGCTTTAGAAAAGCCAATGGTCGCAGGCACGGACAGCTGGGTAAAGTCATCAAAGTTAGATGACATATCGGTACCGTTGTAGCTGGTAGCGATATAAGGCTGGGGACGCCAAATAACGTTGTTAGTGCGCTCCATCATCGTTTGATCGGTGCTGTACACCGCGACGTTCTTGCTCAAAACAAGTGCGTCTTGAAAACCTTCAAGAATGTCTTCAAACGCAACGCGCTCTTCTTTACTGAATGAATTTGCCATGATTAATATTCCAAAGTAATAAATTAATTATTTAGATGCTGCTTGTTTCTGCTTTTTGTACTGAATGACTTTCGTCATGTTCCCAGTACGTGAAGCTTCTTCGCGCAGCCGTTCTAGGGTTGAGTCCACCGCCCCAGAGACTCGGCCGGTTCCGGACACGATTCTTTCGGGCGGTGGGGCTGCCTTGCGGTTGGTAACTTTCAAGTCTTTCTCCAGTTTCGCTACCGCAAAGGCAAACTTTACGGGGTCTTTGATGGCGGCCAGCTCTTGCGCCTTCTTGGGGTTCTTGCCGAGTGCGTAGACGACCATGGCGGGGTTATCCGCACCTTGCAGCATGACGCCTTGCTGGGTGACGTTGAACAGCTCCTGGGCCACGGCCTCGGCGTCGTCAAAGTCTTTGACTCGCAGCTCGGCTTTCGCCTTGCCGTAGCCATCCAGTTTGGCTTGCCAGGCTTTCTGCTGAGTCATAACTTCAGCTTCCTGCTTGGCGTTGGCGTCGTCGGCGTGTCGCTTGCGCTCAAACCAATTAGCCAGTGCTTCCTCGAATTTGTCGGTATCGTAGTCGTGATCTTCGAGCTTTGGCTTTGCCCCCAGCGTGACCGGCTTGGTCTCAGTCTGTGCGGTGGTTTGCAGCTTGGCTTCAAGTTCACGAATGCGGCGCGATTTTTCGCGGTCTGACTTGCGCAGCTCGCGCACCCATTCAGGAGCGTGTGCCGGTTCTTCGGGAGGCGGCGCTTCCTCACCAATGGAAACGACCACTTCGTCGGTGTCAACTTCGTCTTCGGTGGCTTCGGATTGATCGCCTTCGGCTTGCGCTTTTGGTTGATCGATGGCCTCGTCCTCCAAGACGATGGTTTCATCGTCGGTGTTGTCGTTGTCCTGTTCTGCCTTTGTGTTCATCGTTGACCCTGTGAAACTCACCCATTAAAACGGCTGGGTGGATACCTTGTGCGTAATTGTCACTTAATTGTGGATTGATTGACAACTGGTTGTGCTTGTTGCTGGATCATGCCGCCGATTTGTTCGGCCATGTTGATGGCGTGATCCTGAGAATCCATGTCGATGTTGCTGAGGGTCTCTACCGTTTTGGCCCGGCTGAGTTCGGCGTCGGCTACGGTTTTGACGGTGTTGGCCCGAGCCTGGGCTGCCTTGGCAGTGGCTTCCTCGGCTGCGGCTTGCAGGTAGATGGCGTTCGGGTCTTGCGGTGTGCCTTGCATCTCGGCCATGAGTTCTTGGGCCTCGTCCTCGGTGGGCTTGACCACGCCCATGCGCAGGAGCTTCTTGCGGAAGTAGGCGTTTGTATCGCTAAGGCCTTCGCCCTCCATGTTCATCATGGCCATGGCGGTGAGCACCTGGGCTGTTTCCGGGTCTTGGGTAATCTGGAGCATGCCGGTAATGGCGCGAACGGTGGCGGATTTCTTGCTGCTGCTGGACGGGCCAACGTCGGACACCACGTCGAAGGTGGCGCTGGTCATATCGTTGGCCATCACCATGGCGCCGGTTTCCTGGTCAATGGTGGGTTGCATCAACTCGACCACGCCAGCTTCTCCTGTGGGCGCGATGGTCTTCATCTTGCGCTTGTCTTCGGTGTAGACCTCTTTGGCCATGGAGAGCCAGATCTCGCCGCAGCGCTTCATGCCCTTGGCGAAGTTGCTCATGTAGATGAACGACTGCATATCGACGCGGGTCTGGATCATCTCCACGGCTTTGCCTGACATACCGCTGACCATCTTGTCTGCGCCCTGGGGGTTGCCCAAGATGTCTTGCATGTCGGTTTCGGTGATCTGCAAGAGCGCGGCCATGGCCGGTGGGATATTGGGGGCGCGGGTGTAGGCGACTGGGCCCGAGACGGCCTGGTTGCCGTTCTGGTCTGTGATCGGGTTGATGAGCAGATACGGGTAGTCCTTGAGGTTGTCCTCGGACCACATGACCTGGTGGCCTGCGACCTGCTCGGGGGTCAGGATCGGCTTCTCGACCGATGACAGGGCTGAGATCTCGCCGAGCTTGGACAGCTGCATGTTCTTGAGGCGCTGGGCGTCTTTGGCCAGGCGCACGTGGCCCATGCATCGTTCCACGTTGTCCACGAACCAGCGCTTGCCGTACACCACCACAATGGGGATGCACTTGCCTGCGATGTAGCCTGCATCCTCAAGGACTCGGCCACCCGACAGAACGTATTTGCGCACGCGCTTGCGTTTGACGCGCTTTTGGCGGATCTCGACTGTGCCAATGGCCGCAAGGGTTTCTTCCAAGGTTTCGTCGTTGGCGAAGTCGGCTGGGGTGTAGCGCTCTTCCTCGCCTGCGATGTTCTGGAAGATGCGGATGGTCTCGGTCTTTTCCTCGACCTTGTAGTACTCGGCCACATAGACCACATCGGGTGTGCACCAGTCGAATTCGTACTGGTGGATGATCTTGGGCCAGTCGGCTGGGTCGTCGCCCCATGTGTCTTTGTAGGCCTGGCGGGTCATGCTGGTTACGACGTAGCAATATTTGGCGTCGGATTTGTCCTGGCGCTTAGCCCCGAGGTCGAAGAACACCGAGCTGTCAGCGTCGAAGATGGGCTCGATGCGGATGCGCTGGCGATCGTCTTCGTCGTTCTCCTCGTCTTCGTAGACTGTGCGCAGGCGCCATGCCCCGAAGCCGCCGCCGACTGCTTCCTCGAAGGCGTTGTCGTAGGCCTCATCCGCGACGGATGCCTGCTCGTCTGCCCGGTAGAGACCGTCGCAAACCTCGGCCAGCTTGTCATTCTCTGCGCCGTCTTTGCTTACGAAGTCCACGGTAATGCGGTTATTGCGGTACTCGTTGACCACGCGGATCACGGCCAGCATGATCTTGTTGACTTCAAATTTGGGTTTGTTCTCGTACTGATCCCACAGCGGGCCTTCCCACTGGCTGCCTGCCAGCGAGTAGAAGCGCCGGTCTTGGAGGCATTGCAAGCGCTCGTCACGGAGGGCTGTTTGTACGTCGTCAAACTGCGCCAGGGCTTCTGCGTGAAGGTTGGCGAGTCGTTGGTCGTTGCTCATTCGGGCCATGGAAATTTCCTCAATTTGTGCGATTGTCTCACCACTTTTTTACGTTGGCGATAGGGGTGAAAGCAATGGGCTTGGCTGCGCTGGATCGCCGCACGGCTTCGCAGGCATAGCGAAGGGCATCGATCACGTGGTTTTTCTTGTCCTCAAGCACTGGCAGAATCTTGCCGGTCAGGGGGTCTTTCTTGTAGCTGTAGAGGGTGAGCTCGTCGATGGTGTGGATGCAGCGGGGGTGCACCACGATGTCATAGTTCTTGAGAAACTCGATGCCTTCCTCCACCGACTTTGGCCCTTTGACCGCTGTCATGATCTTGGGGAAGCCGTTCTTTTTCATGTGGCTAATGGTCTCGGGCCTGGCTGAATCGGCCACGATAGGCCACTTTTCTGCCTCGGGCACGGTCATGAATAGCTCAGGGGTGTTCACTATCTCGCAGCCCACCATATAAGCTTCGTAATCAATGTAGAGGGTACGGCCAATGATGTGGCAGCGCACCAGGGTGGTGGGGTCAACCGAGAAGCCCCAGTCAGCGCCGAGCCGGTGAACTGCATCTGGTGGTGCCTCGAAGTCGTCAACGCGCCAGTTCTTGAAGACGCGGCTGCTGCTGTTGGTGAGGTAGCCGCCCATCCAAACGTGCTGGTATTTGTCTGGGTCTCTGCGCTTGTCGTATTCCATCTCATCGCGCAGGACGTCTGGAAACCACGGGTTGTCGGTGAAGTTGACCTTGAGGACTTGGGCGTCCTTGGGTGGCGTTGGGCCACGGAGCAAATGATCCACCGGATCAGAGTGTTGCCTGGGGTTCCATGTAAACCAGAGCTCGGAATCTGGTTTGCGGATGGTTGGCCGGAGGAGGTCGAGGCTGGTTTGGCTTAGGCTTTGGGCTTCCTCTACCCAGGCGCAGTCGTAGCCTTCCAGCGACTTGATCGAGTCGGCTGTGTGGTTCTGCATGCCCTGGAAGATGATCGCCCCGTCGCCCTTCCTGGACTTGATGACGGCATCCTGGACTTCAAAGTAAGCCCCGGCATTTATGGCCTCGATCTTGGTTTCGAGCAGGCGCTTGACCGACTGGTTGAGCGACTTCTGGATTTCACGCACGCAGACGCTTCGCCGCTTCTGGTCGATGATGTGGGCCTCGATCATCAGCTCGGCAAACATGTGGGATTTGCCAGAGCCTCGGCCACCCCATGCGCCTTTGTATCGGCTGCCTTCCAGCAGTGGAAGCGCCCACTCAGGGGTTTGAAGCTGCAAGATCTTAGCCACTCTTGACGATCACCCGCTCGATCTTGGTGAACTCCAGGGGAGCGCCGTCGGCCCCGGTCAGCTCATGCTTCTGGGTCTCGGCCCAGCGCATTTGTGTCTTGCTCCACCAGATCATGGCTGTGGTGTCGCCGCCCATTGCCTTTTGAAACAGCGTCTTCCCGACCTGAGCGTTGGCTTTGGCCTTGCCTGATTGCAGCTCGGTGGCGAAGTGGGCACGAAGGGTGTCGATGTGAATTCCGTCCCGAATCAAGACTGCGATCTGCTCGATGGGCAGGCCGTAGCCGCTAAACGCTTCAACCTGTTTGCGCTCTGCATCGGTGGGCTCAAAGGCTGGACGGCCAGCGTTTTCGCGTGCGCCTCCGTTGGCTTTCCTGCCGTCCAACTTTTTAGTGGTGGGTTTTTCAATTTTAGGCATTGCTTACCTCGTCAAAAGTCTTGCCGGTTTCGGCATGTGTTGCTTTTTTGCCCGTGAAGTCTTGCCAGCGTTTGATGATGACGTCGCTGAACTTCGGGTCCAGCTCCATCAAGCGTGCTTGGCGGCTGGTCTTCTCGCAGGCAATTAAGGTGGATCCGCTGCCGCCGAACAGGTCAGCGACTAACTTGCAGTCCTTTCCCCATTGGTCAAAAAACCACAAAACAAGCTCCACGGGCTTTTGCGTTGGATGCACTCGGGTTTTAGTGTCGTCTTTTGCCATTCCATGATGACCGGACCACAAAATACGGGCAATCAAGCGCTTGTGCTTTTGCTTTGACCAACAAAGCTCAAACGTATTGCCAGACACCTTGTCCATGTTTTCATTTGTTCGCTTATCCCAAACAACCCAAGAACCATCCTTCCGATTCGGAATCAGGTCGCTAAAGTAATCTGCACCCCAAATGAAAACCTCTTTTGCATCTGGAAATGCGGTAAATATCGTGCTTATCAACTCAGGCGCAAAGTCATCGTGATCGCCAGCAACCTTATCAAACCTTTTTCCAGTTTTTCGGTGTGCCTTGTCAGCCGCAAACATGCTGTCGTAATCGGTGTTCAAAAACATTCCATAAGGCGGATCGGTGAATACCATGTCTGCCTTCTCTCCAGCCATCAGTTTGTCCACCGCATCAATGCTGGTGCTGTCACCACACATCAAGCGATGGCCACCAAGCACCCAAACATCACCAAGCACCGTTACAGGCTGCACCGGAACATCCGGCACGGCATCCTCATCTGTGAGGCCAGGCTCTATCTGCTCAGGCATCAGCGCCGCGATCTCATCGGCTGTGAAGCCAGTCAGGTCAAGGTCAAAGCCAAGATCACCGATCTCGCCAAGCTCAAGCGCCAGCATTTCATTGTCCCAGCCTGCATTCATGGCCAGCTTGTTGTCCGCGATGACGTAGGCGCGTTTCTTGGCATCGCTCCAGCCTTTGGCCACCATGACAGGAACCTCGGTCATCTTGAGGCGTTGGGCGGCCAGTGTGCGCCCATGGCCTGCAATGATGCTGCCGTCCTCATCCACCAGGACTGGGGTGGTCCATCCCCATTCTTTGATTGATGCGGCTATTTGGCTGATCTGCTCGTCGGAATGGGTGCGGCTGTTGCGTGCGTAGGGAGTGAGTCGAGTTATATCCCACTTTTCCACTTTGTCGGCTGGGTTTGTCATGCTCAAAACCCCCCACCACTGCGTGTGGTGCAAGTCACGCTGCCGTCCAAGTTATTGACGCACCGGGTTGTTTGCGATTGAGCGCTGGCAAATGTGGCCAGAGTGGTTATCAAAATGATGATGGCGGTTTTCATGTTGCTCCCTTTAAATTGTGTGATTTTGTGGTCATTGTGCATTGTCCTCCAGTTCGATGAGCTTGTCCAAGTAGTGCCTGGCTTTCTTGAGGTCATTGAGGCCGCCTTTGTCTTTCCAGCGGCTAACGTACTTCACGATGTTGCCTTCAAAGTAGCCGAGCTGGTTGGCCGCGATGAAGTCCCAAGGTTGGATGGATTTTTCCTTGTAGTGATCGCCGCCGATCTGGGTGTCGTTTGCTTTGGTCATTGAGGAAATCGCCAGGCGCATGTCATCCTGTACTTGGAGACCCCCAAACACTGCCGGGCCCGCAATCAATTCACACACCCTGGCTTCGGTGCCGGTCACGCGAGCAAAGCCGCCAGCGGTTTCAATCGTTTTCATATCACCCCCACCAGCTGCAACGCATCGTCCACCGACCGCACAATGTGCACCTCCCCCGCCCAAGCGCCGATCCACTTCACCTGGTCATCGGTCAACTTGCCCTTGGGGCCTTTGACCTCGATCAGCCAGGCCATGGCCCCCTTGGCGGCCACCAGATCAGGGCACCCCTTGCCAATGCTGGCCAACGACTGCACAGACACCCCCACCTGGCGCAGCGCGGCCACAATCTCGCCCTGGTTGGCGTCAACCTTCGCGGCCAGCCTCACCGGCTGCCGCCCGCATGGCTTGCACCAGCGCTGCCGTGATGCCCACAAACAGGCCCGAGGGGTCCATCTCCAGCGCTTGCGCCCGCTTCCAGGCGTAGGGCTTGAAGCCGGGATGGCTGGACATGACGATCAGCCACGCCAATTGCTTTTGAAAAATCATGCATAGGGATCAAGTTGGTGTGGGTGATCTGACGCAGGCCAGCACGGCCCGGGCTTGCTTGAGCGTGTCTTTGGCCACAGCCTCCCCGCGCTCAGCCCGCGCAATCAGCCGCTTGGCCCAGTTGGCATGGTTGACCCGGTTTTGATGGGTCACAGAATCGGTGAGGTCTTTCATGCGGCCATCCCCAGCGCATCGCAGTAACAGCGAATCTGGTTCGGGTTCAGCTTGCCGCCGGCCTCATGGCGGGCCTTCAGGCGGTGCGCCCAGTCCTTCATGCCGTGGGCAGACGCCACTGGCTTGCGCACATGGCCCAGCTTGGCCAGATCAGCGGCCACGCGGGCCGGGTCCGCTTTGGGTTCGGGCAAGGCCAGCGTCTTAGCCCGTGCGGGCGCCATGCGGCACAGGTTGCGAAACTC